CAATCTCAAAAAGTTTTAAGTATAAGAAGAAATTATAAAAAAGATGATAAGCAACAACAAAAAGTTTCCCATTTTGTCCACTACAGATTTGTTCCTGGATTTGGATTTTATGGGTTTGGCTTGATGCACTTTTTAGGCAACTTAACTATGACTGCAACAGCAGCTATGAGAAGCTTAATAGACGCAGGTCAATTTGCAAACCTACCAGGAGGATTTAAAGCAAAAGGTGTTAGACTTGTTGGTGATAATGAACCAATAAGTCCTGGTGAATTTAAAGAAATTGAAGCAACTGGAGTAGATTTAAGCAAGGCAATTATCCCTCTCCCCTATAAAGAGCCTTCCTCTACTCTCTTTCAGATGCTAGGTTTCGTTACAGCAGCAGGTCAGAAGTTTGCTGATAGCACAGAGCAGATTGTTTCTGATGCAGCATCTTATGGACCTGTTGGCACTACTATGGCTTTATTGGAAGCTTCAAGTAAATTCTTTTCAGCTATACATAAGAGATTGCATAAATCTCAGAGAGATGAATTTAAAATTCTTTCTCGTATAGACTATGAGTATTTACCTTCAGAGTATCCATATGAAGTACCATTTGCTGATAAGAATGTGTTTAAGAATGACTTTGATGGAAGGGTTGATGTAATCCCTGTCAGCGACCCTAACATTCCTTCTAATGCACATAGGATGATGATTAGTCAGATGGCTCTCCAAATGGCTCAACAATCCCCTCCTGGTATGTTTAATATAGAAGCATTAAATAGAACAATTTTAAATGCTGCTAATTTACCTAATATTGAAGAGATACTTCCACCTAAACAGGAACCACAACAAATGGACCCAGTATCAGATATTATGGCAGCAACAAAAGGAATACCAATAAAAGCATTTGAAGGTCAGAACCATGATGCTCATATACAAACAAAGATGGCATATTTACAAGACCCTCAGAATGGTGCTAATCCTATAATGGCTAGAATAAAACCAATACTTGAATCTAATATACAAGAACATTCTGTTATGAAATATCAAGAACAAGTAAATGGTATTACAAGAATGGGATTAGAACAAATACCACCAGAACAATCACAAGTTGCTTCAATAGCAGAAATGGCTATGGCACAGGCAGCACAACAAGTATTAAATGCTAATCAAGCTATGGGTCAGGCACAATCACCTGAACAACAATTAGTAGCATTAAAACAAGCTGAAGTAGGATTAAAAGAAAAAGAATTACAAATGGAACAAGCTAAACTTTCTGTTGAATCTACTTTAGATGCTCAGAAGTTACAACTTGAAGAAGCTAAGTTAATGAAAGATGCAGGAGTTGCAGGACAATCTGCTTTAATGAAAAAAGAAAAAGGTGACCTTGATAGAGCAAGTAAAGAAACAATGAAAGCATTAGACTTATTAGTTAAGTCAGAAATAGCAGAACAAAAAACTCAAATAGATTTAGAAAAAATAAGAGCTCAATCTTTAGAAAAAGTTATGAATATGGAAAATCTAGATGATAGAGAAAGAAGTATGAAACTTTTAGACATTATGTCTAAAGCAATAATGCAAGATGCGAAAGGAGAACAAGATGCCAACAGGAAACAAAGCATACAAGAATAGTGTAAAAGGCATTACTAATGGTAAACCATTTCATGTACCAAACAAGGATGGTGGAGCCTATGGTGATTACACAAAAAAGTCTTTGGATGATGGAGCTACTGGTTCAGGTAGAAAAAACGTCTTTAGGCAAATGCCTATTAAATAACTAGGGATATTTAACTGTCTATCGACTGCCCTAGCAGACAAGCCAAGACGATAGATATAATTTTATTAAGGAGAATAAATTATGGCAAACACAACTTTTAATGGACCAGTCAGAGCAGAGAATGGCTTTATTGGTATTACTAAAAATTCATCAACAGGAGCAATAACAGAAAATATTACTTATGGTAATAAAGGAGAAGTTGTTACACCTGTTGTATTAGCAGATGGCGATATTACTATTGTAAATACAACACATGGTGGTAGAGTTAATTTAGTACCAGATGGTGGACAAGATAATACTTATACACTTCCTGCACCAGAAGCAGGTGTAGCTTATAGATTTGTATATGGTGGTGCTGCTGCTGATGCAACTGATGCAATATTTGTAACACCAGGAAATTCAAATTACTATATAGGAGGAGTAACCTTTCTTGATTCAGATAATGCAATTAGTTCTGTTTTTTCTAATGGTAGTTCAAACAGTTCACTTCAAATAAATGTTCCTGCAGGTTTTGATGTAACCTTCATTGGAATTGATGGTACAAATTATCAAATTTTTGGTAATGTAACTTCAGCTACTGCCCCTGCATTTGCAGACCAGTAATAATTAATATGTACTGGGTGGTTTAATTACTACCCAGTATAAAAAGGAATAAGATGGATGTATATAATGAAGCTCTTCAAAAAATTGATGAAGAACTTAATTTATTAAGAATAAGTATAGCGAATGGACAAGCAGATAACTTTGCTAATTATAAACAACTTGTTGGTCGTATACAAGGTGTTGAATGGTCCAGAGAAGTTTTAAAAACAATATTAAAAAAAATGTATGAAGGAGAAGAAGAATAATGCAACAAGCAAGTTTAGGAAAAGCTATTAAAAATGATGCTTGGATTTCAGATGAAAAGATAGCTAATCCAAATGATTTACCAGACTTACCAGGTTTTCATGTTTTAGTAAGACCTGTTTCTATTAAAGAAAAAACAAAGGGTGGTATTCTACTACCTAATTCAACCAAAGAAGATATGGCTTATCTTACAACTGTAGGAAAAGTTGTAGCTCTAGGAGATTTAGCTTATAATGATACAGAAAAATTTCCTAAAGGACCTTGGTGTGAAAATGGAGATTATGTTTGTTATGGTAAACACGCAGGTCAAAAAATACAATATAAAGGTATAAGATATATATTGTTATATGATGACCAAATTATAATGAAAGTAGAAAGTCCTAAGACATTAGACCCTACTTTTAATTTATCAACATATAGTAATTAAAACTACTTGCATACTATGAAATAATATAGTATAATATATAGTAATACGTAATTCGTATGTCTCGTAAACAACGAAAGGAAATAAAATGGAAGCAGAAGAAAAGTGGAATGAAGTTAAAGTTGAAGAACCTAAAGAAGATAAAGTAGAATTTGAAGTAGAAAAAGAAGAACTTAAACAAGAAATAAAAGAAAAACCTAAACAAGAAATAAAAGAAGAGCCTAAAGTTGAAGAACCTAAAGAACTTGAAGGTGTTGAAACAAAAGGTGCTCAAAAAAGAATAAGACAATTAATTAAACAACGAAAAGATAGAGAAGATGAAGTTGCTCAATTAATTAAAAAAAATGAAGAATTAAATAATAGATTAAATAATACACAAAAAGAATTTACAAACATAAGTAAATTAAATTTAGATGCAACAGAAAAACAATTAAAAGATAAATTAGAACTTGCAAGAAATGCTTATAAATCAGCTCACGAAGAAGGTGATAGTTCTAAAATATTACAAGCACAAGAGTTTCTTAATGATGCACAAAATGATTTAAAATCAGTTGGTGCAACAAAGATGCAGTTTAAAGAACCAGAGGTTCAACCACAACAACAAGTGCAACAACCTCAATATCAACAACCAACTCCAGACCCAAAAGCACAAAGTTGGGCAGAAAGAAATGATTGGTTTGGTGAAGATAAAATAAGAACTGCTGCTGCTCTAGCAATAGATGCAGATTTAAAAGAAGAAGGTTTTAATCCTACTGAAGATGATTATTATAAAGAAGTAGATAATAGATTAAAAGAAGCCTTTCCTCATAGGTATACAGCACAAGCTGCAACAGGTGGGGAAGTACGTCAGCAGGAAGCGTCACCTGCACAAGTGGTAGCAGGAGGTACACGTAGCACTCCAGGTTCCAATAAAAAAGTTAAGCTTTCAAAAGAAGATGTAAACTTAGCTACTAAATGGAATATACCCCTTGAACAGTATGCTCAAGAAAAACTTAAAGCTACACAAGCTGAAGGTGAGTATACAACAATTAACTTGCAACGTGGAGGAAAATAGATGACAACACGAATCAATACACGTAGTTCACAACTTAGAGAAAATAATGTTAATGAACAAACTGATTATCAATTTGAAGAAGTTGATAGTCTTCATATACCTGAAGTAATAGTAAATCGTTTCAAAAACGAAGGAATGTCACTTGGATGGTTAAGAGTAACTCTTAAAGGAAAAGATGATGTCAAACATATTGGTAAAAAAATACAAGAAGGTTGGAAATTTGTTGATTTAAAAGAAGTACCTGAAATGGAACAAACATCTGTCGTGAAAGATGAAGGAAGATATTCTGGAGCTGTCTGTCGTGGAGATTTAGCGTTAGGTAAAATACCTACTAGAATATTTGAAAGCAGAAGTGCGTATTATAAGAAGAAGTCAGATGAATTAATGAACGCAGTTGATAGTCAATTAATGAAAACTAACAATTCTAGGATGCCCATTTCTAATACAAGTAAAACAACAATAACAAAAGGAAGAACACCTTCTTTTCAAGAATAAGGCTTCCTTATAACAAAGGAGATTAGACTATGGCAGATAATAATGCCCCACGAGGATTAGTCCTCGCTAAGAAAAATGGTAATGGTTCTAACTCTACTGGTATACGTACTATTGATTTGAATGTTAGCCCTAAAGTTGCTTCAGCATTGATACCTAGTGATATATTTACTGGGGACCCAATTATGATTGAATCTTTAGGAACTATTAAACCTAATCCTGCAAATGTTACAGTTAAAAGTGCAGGAGTTTGTCAAGGATTTAGTTACGTAAATTCTAGTGGAGAACAAAAGTTCGCAAGAAGTTGGACTGGAGGAACCACAGCCACAGACGTTAAGATTCATATTGCAAGTGACCCTGACCAAACATACTTTATACAAGCAGATGCTACAGTAACTGCATCAGCAGGTATGGGTGTTGGTGTATATAATGCACCTTGGATTTTAGGAACTGGAAGTCATAAGACTGGACAAAGTGCTTATGTTATGGATGCTTCTGGTCCTACCCAAGCAACAAGTCATTGTAGAGTTATACGAAGAGCACCTTGGGATATAGGTACTGGAGCATCAGTAGGTGTTACAGACGCATATCCTTGGTATGAAGTTAGAATTAACTCACATATGGATAATTATATAACAACTACTGTTTCATCAGCATAGGAAAGGAGATAAATTATGCCAATAAATAGAGCTGCAATAAGCAAAGAACTCCTTCCTGGATTGAACGCAGTCTTTGGGATTGAGTATGGAGACGTTAACAACGAACATGAACCTTTATATGAGATTGAAAACTCAGATAGGTCATTTGAAGAAGAAGTATTATTCACAGGTTTTGGACAAGCTCCAGTAAAGAATGAAGGTGCTGCCATTGTTTATGATGATGCTAGTGAAAGTTATACAGCTCGTTACACAAACGAGACTATTGCTTTAGCTTTCGCAGTAACTGAAGAAGCTATGGAAGATAATCTTTATGATACTTTTGCTAAATTAAGAGCAAAAGGTTTAGCTAGAGCTATGGCTAATACTAAACAAGTTAAAGCTGCAAAATTATTTAATGATGGTTTTTCTACAGCACAAGGAGATGGAGTAAGTTTATTTAATGCTTCACATCCAACTGTTGGAGATGGAAATCAAAGTAATTTGACTACAGCAGCAGCAATATCTGAAACTAGTTTAGAATCTACTTTGATTAATATTCAAAAAATCAAAGATGATAGAGGTATCTTAATTGGTGCTTCTGCTAAATCTTTACATGTTCCTGTTGATTTAATATTTACAGCAGATGTATTACTAAATACACCTGGAATAGTTGGAAGTGCTGATAATGATATAAATTCTATCAGACACTTAGGTATTATTCCTAATGGTTATTTTGTAAACAGACGTTTTACAGATACTAATGGATGGTATATTAAAACTGATGTGCCTAATGGTACAAAAATGTTTAATAGAACACCATTACAAACTAAAATGGAACCTGATTTTGATACTGGTAACCTCAGATTTAAAGCCAGAGAAAGATATTCTTTTGGAGTATCTGACTGGAGAGGTTGGTTTGGAAATCAAGGAGCTTAACCATTAATAACATAGGGAGGGTATTTAGTTACTCTCCCTAGATTAAGGAAATTATATGTCAACAAATATTACATCAAAGTTTTTAGCAGGTACAGGAGTTATTGTAACAACTAGTGATATAACAAGAGTTATAGCTATTCATGCCTATTCTACTGTAAATGGAACATGTGCTCTTTCAGATAGTACAGGAGATAAAATAAAATTTCAAGTTCCTGCAAGTGGACAGGCAGATATTTATATAGGAGAAATGGGTGTACGTTTTGATGGAACAGTTTGCTGTTCTATTACAGGTGCTAATGGTGGCGTAACTTTATTCGTAGGATAAATAGATGCCTAATTATTCTTATCTAAAAACAGATATAATAAATACAATAGAAAATGATTCAATAGAGTTTGAGAATCAAATACCCTATCTTATAGAAAAAGCAGAAGATAGATTAGTAAAAGAACTTGATGACCCAGGTCTAGATAATTTTGCTACATTTACTTTTACTGCTTCTAATCCAACAGTTAGTTTACCTGCTGATACATTAGTAGTACGTAATGTAAACTTTACTACAAGTGTTTCTACAACAGCAACCCCACCTAATTCAAGAGTAAGTTTATTACAAAGAACCTATGAATATGCATTAGATTATTGGGCTCCTGTTAGTGCATCTACAGGTGTTCCAAAATATTATGCACGTAAAACAAATACAGCTATTTATATAGTACCTACCCCTACATCAGCTTTATCTGGTGAAGTTCAATATACACGTAGACCTTTAGCATTATCTAGTGCTACAGGTACAAGTGTAACAACTTCTAATTATTTTAGTGAGTTTTGTTATAATGCTTTATTTTCTGCATGTATGATAGAAGCAACTTTTTTTATAAAAGATTTTCAAATACTACCTACATGGGAAGGTAAATATAAAAATTCAATAGATGCCTTACGTAATCAAGCTAGAAGAATGAGACAAGATGATATGGAAACTGCAGCAAATCCTGCAGGTGGACCTAATCCAGTATTACAAGGAGCACAATAATGGTCAATAGAGCTAATATATCTAATCAAATTAAAAAAGAAATGAAAGCTTACAGAGAAGGTAATCCACGAATTAAAAGTAGAAAGCAAGCTATGGCTGTTGCTTATAGTAAATTAAAAAATAAAAGGAGAAATAATTATGGTTGATGTAAAAGATTTAGTAGCAGGAGGTAATGCAAGAACTTTTAATACTGCTACAGGAAAAAAATGTAGTGCTTATCCAACTGGTCAAGGATATGGTGCAGCAAGAAAAGGACCTCAAGTTACAGGAAAAATAGAAGCTCAAGTTAAAGAAGAGCCTAGAGAATATAAAACACAAGGAGATATATAATGGGAGCTTTAGGAAGAGCAGGAAGTAAAGTAGGAGAAGCTTTATTTGATGCTTTAAGTGATAAATTAACAAGTGCAGCATCTAAAGAAGAATTAAGTAAAAAAGCTGCTCAAAGTTTAATAGAAGGAAAAAAATTAAATAAAAAAGCTATTGATGCTGCAAATAAATTACCTATTGAAGCAGGTGAAGGTATTAGTAAAGCACAAGCAAATAGAAATAAAAAAATTCAAAGAATGGTTCAACAATCTAATATTGAAAGTGCTAAAGAAACAGGTAGAAGAGAAATAGATATAGACCCTGTTACTGGTAGACCTACTTCACTACATATAGCTCCTTGGGACCAAGGTAGTAAAGGTTTTAAAAAAATTAGTAAAAAATGGTATTGTAGAGTCTAATGAATATTATCATTCTGTAGAAATGGATATCTTTCCTCTACTTGACTATTTAAGAACTGATGAAATTAAACAATTATGTAAATGGTTAAATAATACTTACGATAAAATGAATAAAGATTCAATTGT